CTTTTTTACCATATTGGTCATAAACTGGTATTTTTACATTTACCCACTCATTTGTTTTTTCAAGCTTTTTGCCCTGATTGATAAGAGAACTGATATGCGACCTTATCTGCGGGTTGCTGTTCAGTTCATCAATCAATGCGGTATGCCCGTTGATCTCATTGGCAATATCATCGCCTGAAAAAGCAGCAATATTGCTGTTGTCCGGGTTTAATGGTTGCCTGTCAGTTGTCATAACGGCGGGCTCGATAACTCCACCTTGTTTGGTGACTGCCAAATGAATGCCAAACTTGCCATTAGGCTTGCCCTGCCCGTCATTTATCGGAAAAATGCCTTCAACCTTTTTATCCAACACATCTTTGCCGTCAACGCCATTATTTATATGGTGCTTAAATATCGTGTTGAACGCATCTATGGCTTGCGGATTGTTTTTACTTGTTATGTCGCCACCCTGATAGTTTTTTAGGGTGTCTTGCAGCGTTTGTGCGGCATAATGGTATTTGTCAGGGTTGTCGTAAACGTCATATAAATTAAAGCTTTTGGCGGTTAACAAATCATTGTGCAGTTGGTCTAAGCCTTGTTTGTTTGTTGGCGGAATAAATTTTCCGTCATCATCCAGATAATTTTGCAGCCGTTGGGTGGCTTCTTCTGTCTTTTGTTTTTTTTCAGCCAGCTCCCTTTCAGATCGGTATGTATTGGCGGTTTCATTATGCAATGCGGCAAGTGATTGTGCATTTATTAACGCGGCATTTGCCGCTGCGGCTTTATAGGCTGCGTTACTATTGACTTCTCTGTCATTGGCATTGGCTTTTTGCTTATCAATCTTCCTGTCTTCATCCGCCTTGTTTTTTTGATAATCAAGCTCGTTCCGTTTTAATTTGTTTTGTTCGCTGTTTTGTGATTTAACCTCGTTCAAGGTGGCGTTCTGCAAGCCATACGTCTGCTGGAACTGCTTGTCCTGCTGTTCCAACGCCGCCCTGCGTTCCTCTTCCTCACGCTTGGCCTTCATGGTTTCGTTCACCATGCCGTAACCTTGTGCAAACCCGTCAGCAAATGACATAAATCCCCCTAGTTAAACAATCCGCACAAACCGGCAATCGCCGCCGCCGCACCTATGCCAAGGCCGATCGGCCCTAACGCCCCAAGTTCAGGCATTGAAGCCATCAAGCCAGTTTCACCAGCCGCTTCGCCTCCAGTTGCCAATGCGCCTTCCCCCAATGCCTCGCCTCCTGCCACGGTTGCATCGGGCGCAAGCGATGCCAGTTCCGGTGTCAATGATTCTGTTGCCGCCGCTGTACCGGATGCGCCCAATGCGCCAGTACCGGAAGAACCAATCACCCCCATTCCTGCACCTGACAAACCAGAACCGCTGCCTGACAAGCCACCAACTGTGCCGGACAGGCTTGTTGCAGGTGCGCCGCTTGCCAAGGTGGACATTTCCGGTGTTATTGAAGAAACTGCGGCGGCGTTTCCAGGCGCACCTAACGAAGCCGCTTTTCCAGCTCCTGAAAGGTAACTGGAAATCTGCGGGTAGGCCGCTATGCCCAACGCGCCCAGTGAACCCGCCATCTGCCCTTGCGCCTGTGCTTTTGCCGAGCGGTTAGCCATCGTCATATTAGCCCGTGCCGCCTGTAGCTGGTTGGCAAGCTGTGTCGCCTGATCGCTGGCATTCAGCGCACCTTCTAAGTTTAGCCGTCCTGTCTCAAGCAAATTGTTCATTATTTTTGCCCCACTGTCGCCGCTGCGCCCAATCCGCCGCTCATCACGGCATTCTTAAGGTCTTGGTCGGCCTGTACGGTTGAATTGTTGGCGTTCGCATTGCTCGCCGCGTTTGAAATGCCCGTGTTGGTTGCCAAGGCTTGGCTTTGCAATGCGTTCATGCCTTGCCCAAAACGTGACAAGTCGCGTGACTGCTGCCCCGCCGCGCTGGCATAGGCATTGTTCACGCCCGTCTGTGCGTTTTTAAGGCTTTGCGGCAAGAATGTAGTTTGCAATCCCGTTCCCATCTGGCTGATAAGATTGTTTTCCTGAGGCTGGAAACGGTTCTGGTAGTCCTGCCATTGTTTGTTGATCAGGTCGGCATTGGCGTTTGAAGCCACCGTGTCAATGGAAGAGGGTATCTGGCTAGGTGCTGAACTGCCCATCACGCCCTCGCATTTTGGTTGATGTATTTATTGGTGAGCGCCGCCATGCCCATCCCCGCAACCGTTCCGGGTATGGCAAGATTGTTCTGCTGCTGCTCAAAGGCATTTCCGGCGTTTTGTTGCTGCCCCGTCACTGACTGTTGGGCAACCGAACTTAGGCCTTGTATCGCCCCTGTAGACTGTCCTTGCCCCATCGCCACAATGCCTTGTTCACCTTGCAGCATCCGGTTAGTCACGCCTTGGTTGGCGGTGTTGGTGGCGTTCGCCTCGCTTGCGGCTTCCGGCAAATAATCGCCCATGCCAAGCCGTTGCCCACCCATAGACGCGCCCACATTGCCTGTTTGCGGCCCATTGGCTTGCTTAAGCGTGGTCGCTGCCATACCAGCCGCCGTGTCATGGTTGCCTTGGCTGTCCATGTTGGCGACTTGGTTCATCCATTGGTTTTCCAGCGGGACATACTTTTGCTGGTAATACTGCCACTTTTGGTTGGCGACATTTGCCAATGCGCGTTGTTGCGGGTTGTCTTGGTTGACAATCTGGGAGCCTCCGCCACCGCCGCCATAAAACTTGACGGGCAATAACAGGCAAAAAGGCCATAGGTTCTTAACCTTCATACGGGTTTCCTTACGCCCTCTCGGCGTTAGTCTTAGTTTACGGCGTAAACTCAGTGCTTGCCTTGTAAACCCTGAGTTTACCGGGCAAACTAATATTTACTTAAGTATCATGGTTTACCTTGATACCCCTTTCTTCCATACGTTTTTTGATGGATTCCAATCGGTGTTCAAGTTGCCTGACATGAGAATCGCTATAATGCATGTTCAACAAATATGCCTCTTCAACCGTGACAGTTCCCTTACAAAGCAAACCATTTAATATTTTTGTCCTTTCCAACTCGGCAACCGCCTTGTTAAGTTCGCTTTGCCATTCAAACGGCGTTTTTTTGTCGTCCATGTGTTTTTGATAATTTTCAAATGCGTTGTCACCACTTATAATAGAGCTGCTTCCCATAATTACCTGCCTAAATTGCAATTTTATATTCGCTGACGCATTGCCAGCCGTTTTTCTTGGCGACGCGCCTGAACCCCTCACGGGGCGATCGGAAAACTATCGAGGTGGCATGGATGGATTTTGCAATCAGGGCAATATCCTCACGGTACATTTCCAAGCCGTCATCCGCCATACTGTAACATAACCATACAAAAAGCTCCTTAGCCAATGTGTAAGGGTTTTCCTGTGGCTGCACAACGACAAAGCCATCTTTGCATGTATAGCAGAATGCCCTGCCCATCAGGCATTGCGCGTAAACGTCCTCGGGCTTCCAGTCCATGCCCAAACCCTGTATCTCTTCCACAAACGGCTTTATGGCATCCCATACTTGCCGAATGTCACACAACTCAAAACGCCCGAATGTCATACCGCCCCTATGCAACGCCACTTGCTTGTCACGCCATTATATAAAAAACTGGCCGTCAGCTTGTTGGTGGAAACAGTGGTTGTCGGCAATGCCACCGTGCTTGCCTCAAATGCGCCACCCCAAGTGATTGCCCGTGCCGCCGTACCCGTTATTTCAATCAACAACGCATCGCCTTCATTGGGTGTTCCCGTCATGGTGAACCCGGTTATTGCAACCGCCAATCCCCTAATTTGGAATATGTCACAATTGTCAGTGTTGACGGAAGGCGTAGCCGTTGACGCAACCTGTATCACACGCCTTGTGTTGCGTTTGTTTGTGAATGTTATTGCTGAACTGGAATAACTTGACAGTTGGCTTGCCACATAAGTCAAAGTGGCATAACTTGACAGTTGGCTTGCCACATAAGTCAAAGTGGCATAACTTGACAGTTGGCTTGCTACATAAGAAACGCTGGCAAATCCTTGGGTGGCAACAAATGCGGAAACAGCAGACCACGAAGGGAACAAGGACGTGCTTGCGCTATCACTTTGATTGTTGCTTTTGTTTGCCGTGTTTTCAGGCGTGTAACCCAGTGCATTAAATATCATTAGGTTAGTTATGACATTGTTCACAGATTCCGATGTCACCTGTGTGAATGAATTGACACCCTCGCGCACCGCCGACAAAAAGTTCTTTAATATCGGGTCGCTAACATTGGGTACTGACGGTACTTTCCTTGTCATGACAACTCCCCAACACTGTTGGCAATGGATATTGAATCAACGGAACTCGTGCCTGACAACTGCACATAAAATTCCTTGGAACGGTAGCCGGAAGGCAGCCTAAAAACATTGTTGTCGCTTATCGCCGCACTGAACACCGGGTATCCGTCGGCCCATAACTGCAATGTCACCGCCCCGCTGGCATAGATACGCCCACAAGCCGGGCATATAGGCATAGGCACACGGACAGGCTTGCTCTTCCATGTGAACATCATTGCGTTGCCGGTCTCCCAGCTCCAAATAATGCCGGTGCTGTCCAGCAAATACAGCGTGTCGGTTGACAAATCATTGTAGCCGCCAACAATCGTAGGCAATCCGCTTAATGTCGTCAGCACCGGGGGGCTTTTGCGCATGTCAAACATGAACCCGTTTGCGCCGGAAAACCCAACATAAACGCCTTCATAGTAAAACCCGTACAAGGCCGCCGGAGGGAACGCCGCCTGCCATTGCGGCAAGGTATAAAAATCCAAGGTGGCGACATCAATCTGCGCCTGCTGTATGGCAATCAGACCGTCCGGTGAAGCAGCCATAACATAGCCGCCCATGTCCACACAGCTTTTGCGGAACGGTACGGATTGTGCGCTGTCAATCTTGATTGCCGTCAGCAAGTCAGGTGATGTGCCGGTGACAAGGTAAGGGTTTCCCTGTGTGAACACCACAATAGAATCCGTTGTGACCGCCAATGCCGTTATCGGGAACGGAAACGCAAGCTCATTGTTGGGATTCCATGCATGGGGCATGAACAGTTCGCTGACACACAAGGTGTTGCCGTAATAACCGACAAAAAACCCGCTGCCCGTTGACTTTAGGCCAATCATTGCGGGGGGCGGCGCAAACCAGTTGTTTGATGGTAATGTTTCGCCCAATGCAGTGTCGGAAATGCTGTCGGCATACGACAACGTGCCTATGGCAACATCGGCAACAAACTCAAACGTGGTGCTGTTAGTTCCTTGTGCGGTGCGGTAAATTCGCCTTAAACCTGTGCCAAGGTTGTAATTGGTGAGCGTTTCCGTACTGAAACCCAGCGTCACGGTTTGCCCGTTTTGTACGGAAATGACAGCCACCGGGGTTTTCATGGGCGGCCCTTCCTCGCCCAACGGCGACACATAAGTGAACGTGTAAAACCGCTCATAGGCCGTGCCTGTGCCAGTGCCGGAAACAACCGCGCTGGCTATTTTCCCGTCCGAAGGTTGCGGTATGCCCAGCCTGTAACCATTCGGTGTTCCATTCCCCGACGGCCTTCCCGTAAACGTGTATTCAGGATAGCCCTTTGAAGGGTCGGTGTAATAAACCCTGCCATACAAATCAGCCGGGACAGGGCCCATTGCAACATCGACATTAGGCGAATCCCAATACAACCAAGGTGGTGATGAATATTTGTAAATGGTGGAAGGCACATAGCCCAATGTGCCGGATGGGGAAGCCGCCACCTGGGTCAAACCGTTCAATGGCCTGATAGAACCACGGTCAACACGTAGGTTTTGCGCCACGGTTGCCATATTGGTGTCCAGCAGAGGCGGGTTGACTTTAGGGGCTATGCCGCCAAACTGGCCTATGCTGATGCTCATTGCATTGCCTTGTCATTGTTGGCGTTGGTGTCGCCGCTGAACTTTCCGCCAATCGCCTGCATGAACATCTGGTAATGCGCTTGGCTGCGCTGCGCTTGGTTGGCGCTGTCTGAATCCTTGGCAAATGCACGGTACAACACATAATCCAGCAACGCATTGCGGTAATACGGCATTATTGTTATCTTTTCGCCTATTGCACAATTGGTTATCTGTTGTGGTATCTGCGCATATATTATTTCAATGTATTGCGGGTAATTGGGTTGTGGTGGCCAAACATAAAATGCCGAGTTGTTGTCCACTGCATCATACATTGCATGGACAACCGATCCGGATGGGACATCGCTAGTCCATGACGGATAAAACCTGTCCATTGTTTTTCTGCCTATTTGCCTTATTGCCGCGCCCGGTGTCTTTCCGTCTACGCCCATATTGCGGACAAACTCGACAATGCGGATAGAGTCCTCCGGGGCTGATTGCAGGCTTCCCGCAACCAATTGTATTTGTTGGGTGTTGGCATTTGAATTGACAACCTGTGTTGCCACCTCAAGTTGTCCGGCATTAAGCCACGACAACAGTTCGCTTTGTGACCAGCGAGAAAATGCGACATCATTCAAAAGCACCGACGCATCGTTAATTATTGATACGGCATCCGTCCGGTAGGAAGGTGCTATCGTTATTGAAAAATCATAAAAATAACCGTCCGAACTGTACCCGTCAACAGAATAATTGAGCATGGCTGGGCCTATGTTTTTTGTCAGTCAAAAGGCATTACATTGTCATTAATGCACGGTAAACGGCATCCATCATAATCTGCCCTCCTGTCGCTATGTCAGGGTGCATCAGATCGCTTTGGATGTAGGGGGTATAAAGGTCAGTGAATGCATAGTCATAGCCGGCATTGTCCGGCCTGCCAAAATAGGGTTGCATGTCAAAGTAAGCAACGCCCGTTCTTATGGCAACCTGCCGCATGGCGAGTGCCAGTGCTTGCATCAGATAGCCCGTGTTTGCCCTGTTATCTTCCATCGGCGAAATCAGCAGGATGTCAACCTTGGGTATTGCCGCCCTGACATTGTTGATGATGAGCGTCAGGTTAGTGGCGAACTGGGCGGGTGTTAATGTGCCTTTGTCATTGTTGCCGAGCATGATGGTGACTAGATCGGGGCTTAACGCCGCCAATTGTGCGCCCCATGTTGCGGCTGTCACTGTTGACCAATGCACCGAGGTTGCCCCGCCGGCGGCTATCTTGTGGAAACGGAAGCCAGCAGTGGATGCTTGGATGTCAACTCCCGCCAAGGTGACAGTACCGGACACCACTTTGATGCGTAATGTGTTGGCTGTATTGGGTATGCCACTTAGTGCGATATGTCCCGCACCTACGGTTGTCAATGAGATGTTAGAGCCATAGCTAGTGCCATCATTCCACGACACGGCAATAACGCCCGTGCCGTTGCCACCATAATACAACATGCAGCTTGTCTGCCCTGCCGGAAAATTCAGGCGGATATAGTCGGTGGCGGTTGAACTGGTCACCTGTGATAAGGAGGGCGTGTTGTCGGCGGATGTCAGGTAGTTTCCCACCCATGAGCCTATAAGCTGGAATATGCTAAAGCCGCCTGTCAAATTATACGCCGCCCCTATATCTTGGTTGGTGGGCTGGTTACCTGTTGTCCACGGCGGTGTGCCTGTGCCACCATAACCGAACCCTATCCACCCCATGCCGGCATTGCCAAGTTCCGACCATAGCTGCTGTGTCAGCGGGGATGACCAGATTGCACCAATTTGTGTGTAGGAATCACCAATACCCGCCACCACAAGCTGTGATGAAATGGTTACATTATTGGTGTTGGTGTAGCTGCCCAGATTACTCTTGATTCGGCGTATTTTTAGCCGTGTGCGTTTTAGAGTGGCAAGTTGTAAGTGATTGTCGATGGGTTGGGCATAGTTGAAATTGTCGCCGCTGTCTGACGGCACACCATCGTTGATAAGTTCCGCGCCGGTGACATTGTTCAGGCTGCCTGCGGCATAGTACCTTGGGCCTAGTGTGTTTGAGTCATATTGGTTGCTGTCGATGATGCTGGCTATACAAGAGGAGTCCAGATACAGGCCATAACCTGTGTTTGCAGTGAACACATTACCTTTGATGACATCGTTATGGCCTTGTAAAGACAATCCGTGGGCACCGTTCTGCGCACCTTGCAGGATATTGTTGGTGAACACATTATGGTTAGCCAACGCGCCAGCACCGATATTGCCCGTGCCTCCACGGGTGCAATTGTGCAAACCTATATTCCCGTCAATAGTGTTGTATCCACTTGTGTTGTCCACCGTTATCCCTTCCAAACCGTTGTTATAAACATGGTTTGAAGTTATCCGGCAATAACGGGCTTCCGACATCAGGATGCCGATGGAGTAATTGTCATGGGCATAGACTTTGTGGACACTGCACCCGGTCAGCCATACGGTTTCAGACAGACCCCATAATCCCATGCCCTGCCCACCGCTGTTGCGGGTTTCAAAATTTTCAAATTTACAGTAGTTGCCCCCCCATTGCCCTGAACCGCCGGGGTAGAGGATACCGCACGCTATGTTTGCGCCGTGGAGATCGGACAGGCCGCCGCCATCAAACACGCCCGTACCGGATATTGTCCAGTAGTTGTGTCCGATAACGAGCATGTTGAACAGGTTGCCAACCTGCTGCACCACCGCGCCACCCTGTATCTCTACATGAACATAGTCTTTAGTGCTGGTTATCTGTGATTCCCATAACCATGTACCGGGAGGTATGATGATCTTTCCACCCGTACTGCCTAGGCTGTTCATCGCCGCAAGGAACGCCGCCGCCGCCCCGGATGTGTTAGGCACTGCGCCAAAGTCGGTTATTGAAACCGTTTCGCCCAGTTTGGCGGCCACGTTTCTGGCCACTGCACCAGCGCCTGTTTGGATAATGCCTATCAGCGCCGCACCCGTGCTTGAAATTAAGCTTGCTATGGACGATACGCTCCAGTTGGCATTGGTTGCAATACCGCTAAAGTTACCGTCAATTTGTGTGGTCGTAAGCCCGGTGTTGCTTGCCGAGCCACGCAAAACAGGGCTAAAACTGGAAGGTGGCGTCAATGACATGGATAACCCCTAAAATCTATCGGTAATAAAGTCTGACGTGGCTAATCCCGTCAGCGGTTGGATTCCTTAATCCTGTCTTGATGTAACGCTTGGCCTCATCTATGCCAGCATCAAATTTGGCTTTGTAGAATTGCGCCAAATCAGGGTTGCTCCATTCGGCATTGGGCTGTGCCATCAACAAAAACTTTGAACCGGCGGTGATATGGTCAAACCAGCGGTTGCAGAACTCATTGTCCAGTGTCGGCAATGCGCTCCTGTCCGGCATCATTGACACGTTGACAGTCAGGTAGGCCGATCTGTCTATTCCGCTGTCCGGCGTGATCTGGAACGTGTTTGAGGTAAGGCAGCAGAAGAACTGCACATAATCGTCAGACTGGTCTTGCCGCCATCCCGGTACATTCTTGTCCAGCCATTGCTGGCTTGCACCTTGGACAAGATTGTTGAATATCTGGTACTCATTCGAATAGTCCAAGTCGTAACCCGTCGGCGGTGTCGGTGATGTGCTTTCCGAACCGTCCGTGAAAAAATAAACGGTGTAACTGCCATTGAACAGCATCGGTGATATGACGCTGTCCAACTGGAATCCGGTAGGCACGACGATGGTGTAAATCCCCGTGCTGACATCCGTAGCCACATTGCTTGATACAGAATAACTCAAGTCAGTGGCGGGGTTGAGCGTGTAACGGTAAGCCGTAGTGTCCTTGCAAAATGTCCTGAACGCCTCGCGCACCGCCCGTTGCACCAGCGGTATCGGAACACCGGGGCAATCCATCACCACATCGTCATAAAACGTGGTGTAATCAGCCACGGCGCACCGTGCGCGTCTTAACCGTTACGGATGGCTTTGTTTCTTCACGCTCGCCAGTGACGGAAAAAATGCCCGCATAAGCCTGTCCTGACAACACTTTTTCGGCATCCGCCGCGTCAAGCTCAATGCATGGGTTGTACTGGCTTAACGTGGCGACACAAACTCCATCCACATAAACAGGCATTGGCTCTTTTATATCTTCCCGTATAGCAAGCGTGACTTTTTTCATTACAGCGTACCGAAAAATTCACCATCAACCATTATGCCAATATTGGCACATGCCGTGGAGGCCGCAGGTGTCGTTGTCGATGTTCCGGCGGTGATCAAAATCCCCAAATAATAGGAATTTTGCAATGCCGACCTTTGTGCCAATTGGTTTGCAACAGACGTATAGTTTTCTACGGCTTGTGGGAATATCTGAAACCATTCATTGTTCATTCCAGCCGCCAAGACTAATTGGGCGTTTGGTATCGGATATGCCGGAGTGGTGGAGTTGCTTGCGCCTCCGACTGCACCCGTACCCGCCAAAACACTAAATGGGACAGTTGCAACTGAAGGAAAGACTGCTTGTTGGTTAACCAGGGTTTGTGCTTGCGCCAATGTTGCAGACGCGGCACTTACATACTGATTGGTTACTGTTCCACCAGATGGCGGAACTGCACCGGCCTGTAAAATGATGTCCGGTAAATTTGCAGCCACACCATACGCACCGGACGAATTGCCGACAAAAATGGAATTGTTTTTAAGACGCAAACAAAACTGAACCGTCGCCAATGTTCCGCCTGATAATAACGCCTGATCAGTTTGCAAAGAAATCTCTTGCAACCGGACACCTTGCGGAATTTCAACAAGTGGTATTTCAATCGTATCGCCGGAAACCAACGTAAGAGAATTGAAATAACTTGATAATTTTGCATAACCAGCAAATGTCGCGCCTGACGAGTCCTCGCCAGAATAAATGGACTGTCCAATAGAAGCGCCCATTTGATAATATTTTGACATGATCTTTAACTCCTAAATGGCACTCCCGTACCGTGGTTGGTTTTAATATTTACCCGTTCCGGATGCAGTTGCCCCGGCATAATCAGCAGTGCCGATTGCCGGTGCATACGAGTCGATCACCATAACCCCATGATCGGTTGGTGTGCCGTTAATGGTGAAACGGGTTTTAGCCGTGCCTTCCATCATTGACAACGAAATCTCAACAGATGATTTGTGGTCAACAAGCTCCTCGTTCCAGCCATAGTGGTACATGCTGGACTCTTCGTTGCCGTAAGCCTTGATAAGCGCTTGTGCGCCAACAAGTATTGCCCTGTCCCAGTTTGAATTGGTTGTGGTGTTCGCGCCAAATGTGGATGGCACAGTTGTTGCCGTCTCGGTGGTGCTGCTGCTGGTTTGGCATTCTTGGACACTATCACCCGGATTGAAACGGATGGCATACCTTTCAATTGGTTTTACCAATATGCCATTCCACATGATTGAATCGCCCATGAACAAAGGATGACGCTGACCGTCAAACCTTTTGATCGCATATTGGAGTGCGGTTTGCCATAAACTGGCTGATATTTTTTTCATCAATGCCCATTGACGTTGCGAAACGAACATTACCCATAACGGGCTGTTCCAACCGTATGGGTCGTCTTTCAGCATGATGTGCTGCAACGGGACGTTAGATTCCTTCACCAATGCGCCTATTGCGTCAATGTCAGACAGCGACAACATGAAATTTGATGCTGCCGCTGCAGTCGTGATGGAATAACCCGACACATCGCTCCATTTTGCCGCGCTTCCATAAGTTGATGTGGTGCTGGAAAGACTGCCAAAAAAATGACGGTTGTTAGTTGGCGCTTGGACACCGTTTACCATGATGTCCATAAAATCAGTATCGGACTGCAATGGCACTACCCAGTCAGCCGTGGACTGCGAACCCCGCGCACCAGCCAATGCCACCAAGCAACGCTGATCTTCCAGCCGTTGCGCCCAACCTGTCAAACCTGCCTGCACAACCGTTCGCAAATTATGGCGCGTACGCTTTTGAATCATTTTGCCGCCAGTGTCCGACATACCGCGGGAACGGTTAATCCAAACATCTTGGCTTGAAGTCGTGGCGTTCATGCCCTTACCTTCAATGCGGCGGTCGCCCATCACGGGCTTGCCAGTAAATATGTTGAACAAATCAACCGAAATGCGATCACCCGCCGTCTGGCTCAAATCGGTGACTTGCACGATAGGGTAGCTAGGAGACGTTTGCCCCTTCAACTTGCTTGCAGCTTCGCCCATTTGCGGCGCGTCGCCCCTCAATAAATTCATGAAACCCGGTGACGACTGCACACCGGCGAACACAGCCGCGCTGAAATACTTTGCAGCTAGCGCACTGCCAATAGGTACGTTAAAACCTGACATAATCTATCCATTCTGTCATCACGACAGTAGTTAAAAAGCCTCCGCTAATTTTGCGGAGGCACATGCCGCCTCACGGCGGGTTATATAAACTGGTTCATCATCTTTGCTATCTGATCTGCGGTTTTGCCCACCATCATGTTTGCTATTTGTGCGGTACTCAATTTTTCCAGTGACGACAACGTGTTGTCGGCAACAGGTTCGCCTCCTTTTAAATCGGACAGCGAATTGAAAGGCATTGCCTTGTTTTGTGCCGTTGTTGGTGCTGGCTTTGCAGATTCAACCGGATTGCCGTAAATCTGCATTGCCAACTCAGCCGCCTTGGCGAAACGCTCCGGCATGGGCATGTCTTTAGTCATCGGATTGACTTGCAACATCTCATCCTGCTTGACAGCATAATCCCACGCTTCAGGATTGTTCAGTTTCCAGTGGCTTAGCACCGGGTTAGCGTCAACGTGTTCCTGAACTGTCATTTGCAACTGACGGTGCATCTCAAGCTGACGCTGTTGCTCGATGCGTTGATATTCAGCATTTTGCTGTGCCAAAGCCGACAATTGTTGCTCTTGCGCTTGAAACGCGGCATAACGCTCAGGAAAATACTCCTGCATGTCTGCAATTTCTTCGGGTGTCATTTTTGCAAACACCGATTCAACAACAGTGGGCACAGTTTTTGTACGCTCAAGCTCGGCCTGCAACTCTTGGTACTTACGCTCCGCTTCCTGCCGTTGAAACCGCTCGTTTTTCAGCACATCGTAGCTAATGACGTGCTTGCCGTCTTTTGTCAGAATGCCGTCAGGTTCTGGTTCGGTTTTCTGGGTGTCCGCGCTGGTTGCTGCGCTTACGGCGTTAGCCGCTTCAACCGATTCGGCATCCATGTCACCGATTTCCATTTGTGCCAGCAATTCTGCTAAAACATCCGGGTCAGAGGGTACTTCCCCCGTTTCAAAATAATGCGCTAAATCTGTCATTCGTAACGTCTCCCGACGTGATGCCCAAATATCGCCTTGGGCCGCTAATAAAACCGCACCTTGTCGCAAGTGCGCCGCAAAAACAGCAATTAGCTGTCAAGCTCTTTATACAACAAATTCAATAAACAATCAAACATAAACACAACATATAGGTTTCAACGGTATTTTAGATACAACATATTGTGTTTAACGCGGCAATATTATCTTTGTTGGCGGTGTCCATCCCATTTTCAGCAGCGCATCACGCACCTGTTTGTCCCGCATTCTCACTACCTCATGCATAGTTTGCACAATCGCGTTTTCCATAATCAAATCAATCTGGCTTTCAATATCGTCGCCATTGATCGTTGTGTTTACGTTAAAATCTATCTTGCACTCGTCCATCATTGCCCCTTATTGAGAACCTTCAATCACCCTGCCATCTGGCAGTTTTACAAACGTGCCTTTGCGCTCCCACTTGGCAAAATAATCAGCCAATTCGTCAGGCGAGTGCATCTTTAAATTAAATTCTGATGGTGTGAACAGCCATTTGTTATCACCGCCTGATTGCCATTCTCCGCCCTGCGCTTGTGGGCCTGAATACTGGCTTCCTGTTGAAAATGTGATATGGCTAGGCAATTTAAACTCGTCCGTTAAATGTCCCCCGCTGCCACGGGCAATTTTTGGGTCGCCATATTTTGCAATATATCCCGCCATATCATAGTCAGGATTGTCACGGGTAGGCAAAGGTGCGCCAGCAAAGGAGGACAATATGTTGTTGGGTATTACCGTGCCATTGCCTGTTGGGACAATGATCTCAGGCCCTTTCTCGCCAACAAGGTACGGTGCGCCCTGATACACCGGGCCGCCTTCCGCCCTTGGTTGTATCTGGTTGCCCTGCTGCTCAATGCCACCCGCCACGCCTTGCGCAGGTGACTGTAATTGTTGCCCGTCTGGCATAGCCGGTGGTTGTCCACCGCTCGGCATTTGCGGTGACGGTGGTAATGTCGGGTTAGGCTGGACACCTTGAGGCATTTGCCCGTTGCCCACCTCTTGCCCCATGTCGCCGCCCGTAGAATCTACAAAACCTGCCGACTTGGCTAGGCTGTCCGCAATCGGCACGATAGCCGGATTGACCGCCACCGCTTCAGCCGACTGCATCGCCTCGTACAATGCCTTGACATTGGTTTCCACCGTTCCGGCCTTGATGTTGTCCGCTTCAGCCAGCATTTTGGCAACCTGCGCCGCAATAATTTCAGGCGGGAATTTTGCGAGCAGTTTTTGTTGCAGCTCCTGAATTTTATCCATAGCCTGTTGCAACTGCTGTTGTAGCTGCTGCACTTGCGGGTCTTGACCGTTGTCGTCGCCCAATCCCAGACCTTTGCGGATAACATCCGCCATTTGCTGCCGCTGCGGCAAATCGGTTGCGAGCAGGTACATGGGCAACAACATCGCCTGCACATTCGGCGGCAATGCTTTCATCACCTCAGACATTTGGCTTAACTGCTGGTTTCTGAATGTGGGTGTGCTTGGTGTGTCACTCAGCACCACCTTGGCGTTAATGTTGGTTATGTCATTAATGATGGTTGGCTGTCCGGTTTGCGGGTCAACCTGAAGCTGGTTAAGCATAACGACTTTATCGCCGCCGCTTGCCGGGTCTTCGACTGTCACCGGATGGTTAGGTTTGTCACTCACCTCAACGATGATGTTTGACAACATCAGCTCATCAGCATGACGACATGCCATGTTGAAATTGTCATTTGCCTCGGCGAGCGTGATGCTGTCTTGCTCAACCAGCGAGTTGATTGCCAGTCCGCTTGTCGCGCCGGAATCCCTGCCTAGTGTCGCATTGTGTACACCCACATTCGCTTGGATTGACTCTTTAGCCTCCTGCATGACTTGAAACTGCTGTTGCGCCATCGGGCCGTTTTCTTGAACCTCAAACCGCTCATTTGGCTTGTTGCTTACAATCACATACGCATCGGGACGCGCTATCTCACGCGCCGCCACGGCATGATCGGCAACCGCGCCATCCGTTGCGGTGACGCGCTTAGCTGACAGAAGCCAATACATTTTTGATTTACGCGCATTAATCTCATCTTGCGGGCTAATCATCGGGCGTATCAGCCCATACGGAATGCCCGTATTGTCCTCTCGAAAACAAAAAAACGGCACATACGGAAAATGGCGGTGCTTGTACGGTGACGGGTAATCGCCTATCAGCTTGGGCCCTAAATAAATTGCACAGCGTATTTTGTCAAACGTGGCGGGGCGTGGGTTTATCGCGCCTGTCTGCAATGCCATCTGTTGGAGCGGGTCATCTTCATCAATCTCAACGATTTTTCCGTTGGGCATTTTTGCAACCATACCGTTGACAATGACACGATACCAAACCTCATAGACAACAAGCCGTTGCCGCTCGACGTTCATCCATTCATACTGCTCAATACTGACACCAAACCCTGCGCCAAAATCGTATTCATGACCACGCCCCATCCGCACTTGCTGCTGTTGGCTTGCCATATCCCAAGGCTGGATGCCGCCCAATGCGTAGTCAATGAATGGCTTTTGATCGGGCATGACCGCCAGCAAAACGTCCTTGTCCAGCCATTTTCTGCGGATCAGATAACGCGCATCGGACAAATCCTGCTTCCTGCTGCGCCAATCCCAGTAAATCTCGCGGCGGTGAACGTGATCATAGCGGATTGGGCATTCAAACGGGTTGCTGTTCCGGCTCACCTCAAACCAGCTCACACCGGATTTTATCCCCTCGGCATACACGTCAGATTTTGCCCTTTCCGCCCTCGCTTCCGTGCCGTAGTGTTTCATCATGACAGATAGAGCATCCGCCACATCCGTGTTTGTCTCGCCAGTTTCTGCGACAACTTTTGTGTCCATCCGGCTCTTGGCTTGCATCCCCAGAATCGCATTGATTGTGGGCATTATCAGATTATCGATGATCGGTGCTTGCCCACGGCTCTCTAGCTCCTCAATAACATCCGGTGCTAGTTGGTTTCCGTCATAGTATTCGCACTCCATGTCGGCGGTGGGCCGCCAGTGCGGCTGGTTGCGTATCTCGTTCAGCCACGTTTCCAGCTTGTCAACCGTCAGTGCTTCGGCTGTGTCGGTCTTAGCTGTAACCGTATCATCTTCGTCACCATCGCTTATGCGCGGTGTGCTGTGTGTCTGTATCTCTATCACCGTTGTCTCCCGACAATGTTTTAAATCTAGTGGCGTAATTAGCCGTTAATTATGCTACCGCCAACTCGTTTTGCGGTTGTAAAACGCTATAATCTTTTGGCTTAAAACCTTTGGCGTGTCGATGAGTGCGAGGACATACGCACTGGCGTAGTCCGGTGATCTGCCCAGCCGTTTTACTATCGCTTCCCTGCTTTCGACTTGGATAGTGCCGCTGTCTTTCATTGCCCAACGTGGTGTGCATAAATCCGCTTTTAGCCGCTTGTTCGGAGGCAGACAGATGCCGTTGTCATAGGCCGGGTCTAGTGCCTCACGCATCATCCACCATAGCTCTGTGCGTACATTAAAGAATTTCAGCCGTCCTGATCTGTCCGTTTGCACTGATTTTTCCGATACATTAACGCCCAAAACCTGCTGCTGTGCCTGAACTAAAAAATCATACGGGGATGAGCCTACGCCAATTACATCAATATGTATGGGGGCTTGATCGCGTAACGCTGATATGCACAAACCCGCAACCGCCGGGCCATCCGGTGTCTGCTGCCCTGCATAGACAAGCGGCTGATCGAACCACATGCTGTGCCGACGCGCTAGCACCGTTTCGTCTTTGCCGCCACGCGCTACGTCACAGCCAAGGCTGTCCATCTCGCCTTTGGGGTATCTGTCAGTCCATCTGTCCATTGCCCTATCAACCCAGTCCGTTGGGATCACTTGCCACGGGTCGTCAGTGACACCCGCCATAAAATCACCGTGAAGCATTTGTGACCTGAGCGGCTCGGGCAGTGCTTGTAGCTGTGCGATATAGCCTGTTCCGACTAAAAAGGGATTGTCTGACACGCTAGACGGGATGAAAGTTCGGCTCATTGGCGTGATGATGTCCTGCGCTCTGTATTGCCGAGTGTCAAAATCGTAGAGCGGCTCGCCATCATGAAGCACGAACGGCTCTGGCCCATCTACCCATAAATCTTTTGATGTGCCGTTTTCAGCAGGGATAGATGCAGCATAACGTAACTCACCCGCCAATGCTGGGGCGGGGAATTGTGATCTATCAAGCCACGGCGCAAAGAAACTGATAATCCACCGCCCGTCCTCATCAGTGGGCGGATTGAAAGTCATCAAAGCTTGGCATTTCTGCCCGATTAGGGTTGTCCTGAGCCAGCCCATCAAAAACCGCACTTGCGACTCCCGCATGTTTGCCGCCTCATCAAACACAATTAAATCATGCGGGCGGCCTTGGTAGCGTGTTTCATCGCCCAAATTCGGAAAACTGCCAAACTCCACCTGTTTGCCGACAACTGGGTTTCGCCAAATTTTGTCAATGCTGTTGTAACCGACACGATGCCCAACCACTTTTATCATATCGTCAATGATACCAGTAAGTTGCGTTCCTTCTCGGCGGAAGATTATCGACTTTTGATGCTGAGTAAGAGCTTTTCCGATAGCTAAAAAACTTTTTCCGCCACCTGCTGAACCGCCATATCCAACAATATCAGCATCCGATATGTACGCCATTGTTTGAGGGCCGGGCAGCGGTGTCCAAATCCCCGCGCTATGCACCAGCCGCACCGCGTCTTCCCGCTGCTCTGGCGACATGCGTTTTATGAGTGCCTCTATCTCATCAACCGTCATTGCGAGCCTGCGCCAATGCAAATAGGCCGCTTAGTTTTGCCGCCAGTGTCTTGTCATCCATCACGGGCAGCGGTGTTGGCGCATCCCCGTTTGAGTTGTCAGTGATATTGTAATTCCGTCTGCGTAGTTCGATGATTGTTTTTCGTGTTTCCACGAGCTTTTTTAGGATATTAGCTTTTTTTTCAAGCTCTTCGCTGTAACTTTCCAGCTCGGTTTCTAACGCATCGGATATTCCGCTCAGACGTTTGATGTCAGCTCGTTCAGTAAGCAAAACCGCCGCCTGATTCTCGGCGTTTGCATTGATGATGTCGCGTTCAGTAAGTCGGTACGCATCGCTCTTGCGTACCTCGCTGCGTACCTCGCTTTTGCGTACTAAATCCTCAGCCTTCAATTTTATCTGAGCGGACAAATCCCTTGACCAATCAAATGTTGCCGCTCGTTTTCGGATAGCTCCTTCGGTTATGCCGTACTCGCTAGCAATATCCCTCAGCGTCCGGATTCCAGCACGATAGATCGGTTCTATTGCATCCCAATCGACTGATTTTCTAGCCATTTTCGATGTCTCCCGACAATTTTTATGGATTGCTGGATTATATCAGCAATTGTGATGGGGCGGTAACTATTGATTGCATGGGATTTTTTTTCAAAATCACAGGAAAAGCAAAAATTATTTTAATTAAACTGTTGACAT